ATATACATCAGAAAGCTATCCAGGTTTAGAGGGTGATGATGTGATGGCTATCCTTGCAACATCAAAAAAATATGACAACCCAATAATAGTTTCAGTTGATAAGGACATGAGATCTGTGCCTTGTACCTTACTAGCAGGTGATGATATGGAACTTATAACTAAACGTAAAGCTGATAGACATTGGATGATACAAGCCCTTACAGGGGACAGTACAGATAATTATTTTGGTATAGATAAAGTAGGACCAGTAACAGCAGAAAAGATATTAGGTGAAGCTAAGACACTAGAACAGATGTGGGAGAAGGTAGTAGCTGCTTACGAAAAAAAGAAATATAACTTTGCTGATGCTGTTCTTAATGCACAGCTTGCAAGAATACTGAGAGATGGAGATTTTGATTTTGATACAGGAGAAGTATCCCTGTGGACTCCATAAAAAAACACCAGCAACTTACGGGTAGGAAAAGTCACTAGTGTTTTTGTTGCCTGGATAAGCATATCAACCTTATCACAAAAATTATATACAGCTATACTTTATTATATAAATTGACATATACTAAATATAAATCTTTTTAATCCATGGCATCTGAAAAATTACCAGTAATTACAGATGAAATGATTTTTGCCTTAGATCAAATCTTTCCGCATCGCCATCCCGATTTGTCTTTATCTGATAGAGAGGTATGGTATAAAGCAGGGCAGCGTTATGTTGTTGATTTTTTAATTGAACAACAGAAACGTCAAAAAGAAACCATGCTCACTAACACCGTATTGGAGAACTAGCCATGTGCCTCGGAGGACCACCAAAGCCACCACCATTACCAAAACCAAGACCAACAGCACCACCACCAGAAAGGACTGCTAAAAATGTTGTCACAGGATCTAACCGTAGAAGAAGAAGAACAACAACAATGGGCGATAGAAGACCTACAGGTGTTAGATCTCTTAGGATACAAAGAACTGGTGGTTCTATGGGTGGAAACTTAAACGTATAAAATGGAATACTCAACAGGTGGACAGACTGTTGCTGGTCGTTATGAACAGTTGCAGAGTGATAGATCTACTTTTTTAAGAGAAGCTAAAGAATCTTCCAAGCTTACTATCCCTAGCCTTATACCAGAATCATCAACTGGTACAAGAGCTAGGATAAAAACTCCTTTTCAGGCTTTAGGAGCAAGGGCTGTAAATTCTTTGTCAGCAAAATTATTAGTAGCTCTTCTTCCACCTAGTACTCCATTTTTTAAATTAAGTATTGATAGTCTTGCTTTAATAAAAGAAGGTGGACAGGAAGGATTAGAAACTGAAATAGATAAAGGACTGCGTACCATAGAAAATGCTTTGATGGATGAAATAGAAGTTTCTAATGATCGTGTAGCGATGTTTGAAGCTCTTAAGCATTTGATAGTTGGTGGCAATGTTCTTCTGTATTTAACAGATAAAGGGTTAAAAGTTTATCCATTAGAAAAGTTTGTTTCTAAGAGAGATGAAGTTGGTAATGTATTAGAAATCATTACAAAAGAATCTGTTAACGCACAAGCTTTACCCTCTGAATTTTTAGACCAAATAAAAAAGAAAGAAAACTATGACGAAAAAACGATGGAAGATGACCTCGACATCTATACCTACGTTAAAAGAATTAATGACGACCATATATGGTATCAAGAATGTAAAGGTGAAAAGATTCCAGGCACAGATGGTAGATCAAAAATAGATGTTTCTCCTTGGATTTTATTGAGGTGGGTACGAATTGATGGAGAAAATTTTGGTCGTGGGTATGTAGAAGAGTATCGTGGCGACCTTATTTCTCTTGAATCTTTAACACAAGCAATCATTGAGGGTGCTGCTGCTAGTGCAAAAGTATTGTTCCTTGTAAATCCAAATGGTCAGACAAGAGCAGCAACTTTAGCAAAGGCTCCTAACGGTGCAATACGAGAAGGATCTGCTGCTGATGTATCTGTTATGCAAGTAGGGAAAGCAGGTGATTTCGCTGTTGCACAACAAGCAATGCAACGTATTGAAGCTAGACTTGCTGATGCTTTTCTTATGGCTAGTTCTATACAAAGGCAAGCCGAAAGAGTAACAGCAGCCGAGGTAAATATCATGGCTCAAGAACTAGAGAATAGTTTGGGTGGGGTATACTCTATCCTGAGTCAAGAGTTTCAATTACCCTATCTCAAACGTAGGATGCACATGCTTGTGCGTTCTGGGAAAGTACCAAAGCTTCCAGATAAAATTGTAAAACCTAAGATTGTTACTGGTATTCAAGGTCTTGGTAGAGGTAATGATAGAAATAAACTTATTGAATTTATTGGAACGGTAGCCCAAGCTTTAGGTCCAGATGTCATGAGACAATATGTAAATGTAGATGAAGCAGTTAAACGACTTGCAACATCTATAGGTATCGAGACTACTAACCTAGTCAAGAGTCAAGAAGAAATTGCAGCCGAGATGCAAGCCATGCAGCAGCAACAGCTTATACAGCATCTTGGACCTGCTGCTTTAGGATCTAAATTACTTGATCCTAAAAACAATGCACAAGCACAACAATTACAGGAGCAATCTGATGCCAACCAAGAAGCCTAACAAAACAAAAGAAACACCTGATACTGATGTAGCAAAAGCTATCGTTAGTGAATTAGGTGTTAATGATACCCCTGCTCCTTACGAGCCAAAGGTGGTCAAGACCAAAAATGGTAATACAATAATATTTAACTAGCAAAAGAATTTTATGACTTCATCTCAAGTAAATGTTTCTGAAACACCTCCTATGTCTCAGGAGGATCTACAAAACCTTGCCAAAAATGAAACCGATGAAAATGGTCTTATACTAGGTAAGTTCAAATCTGTTGAAGATCTAGCTGCCAGCTACAAAGAACTAGAGGGAAAACTTGGAACGGTAACAGAAGAAGACCAACCACAAGCAACAGAAGATGAATCAGAACAGCAATCAGATTCTGAAATAGATTACGAAGAACTTTATGGTGATGGTGTTTACTCTGTTTTACAAGAAGTAGGTATCGACCCAGAAGATATAAGTAATAGATTTATGGAAGAAGGTGCTTTAAATGATGACGATTACGCCAAGTTGCAAGAGGGTGGCTTTTCAAGAACTTTGGTTGATACATATCTTGAAGGTCTAAGATCTGCTGGCAACGTAATGGAAATCGCTGGTCAACAAATACAAGGCATAAAGGACTCAGTAGGTGGTGAAGAAAGCTACGGTCAAATGGTGAACTGGGCTTTAGATAATTTACCTTCTGCTGAAGTTGATGCTTTTAATCAACTAACAGAGACAGGTTCTGCTCCAGCTATTAAATTGGCAGTACAAGGTCTTTATTCTCAATACAATAATGCTATGGGTATCGAACCAAACTTAGTAACAGGTCGCTCATCACAAAGCGGACCTGCTCCATATAGATCAACAAATGAGGTAGTTACCGCTATGTCTGATCCACGCTATGGTAAAGATGTCACATACACCGAAGATGTTCAAAGACGTTTAGGTAATAGTGATGTATTTAACACTGGTCGTTAATTATGGCTAACAAACCAACCAATCCAACTCTTTATGCAAGAGTAAAGGCAGAAGCAAAGAAGAAGTTTAGAGTCTATCCTTCTGCTTATGCTAATGCTTGGTTGGTTAGAACTTATAAAAAACGTGGTGGAGGTTATCGTAAAACTTAATCATGCCTTATTCAAAAAAACAAATGAAGATCGCTAGGGTTGCAGAACCTAGAGATAAAATTACCAGAGAAGATCTTATGATTCTTCGTAAATCAAAAAAGAAAAAGAAAAATGGCTAAATTTATTTACAAAGTTATTAACAAAAATAACGACATCATTGAAGGTAGCTTTGGGACTAAGAAAAAAGCTAAAGATTTTATTGAAGAAGAAGAACCAGTTAAAGGTATGTATCAAATAATTCTTGAAAAAGTACAAAAGCAAAAAAGCAGAAAACAACTTAAAATTAAAAAAACATAAGATGGCAAAATTAAACATTGCACAGATGAAAAAACTGAAAGCACATTCAGTTCATCACACACCTAAACACATGAACCTTATGAAAAAGCTTATGCGTGAAGGTAAAACATTTAAAGCTGCACATACAGCAGCACAAAAACAAGTAGGCAAATGAGTCTAACAAGATGGTTTAAGGAGAAGTGGGTAGATGTTAAAACAGGTAAACCCTGTGGAAGACAGAAGGGTGATCAGCGTGGCTACCCTGCTTGCAGACCATCAAAAAGAATTAGTAGTAAAACTCCAAAGACTACCAGTGAAATGAGTAGTAAAGAAAAGGCTAGATTCAAAAGAGAAAAGACAGGTCCAAAAAAAATTAGTTATCAACATAGAAGAAATAAA